AAGGCTTTTGTTGCCTTTTGCGGCTGCTGGTTCTCGTTGTCGGCGACCCATTCATCGTGGGTCTTGCCGTACCTGAACAGCGCAAAGGCATCGAGGCACTTTCGGGCGATCGGCTCGACTGGCGGCGGCACTTCCGGCAGCTCCTTGACCACCGCGCCGTCCGGCCCGCGCAGCGACACTTTCAGGAACGCGAGCAGGTAGGTTGCCGACATCACGGCGATGCCCAGCCCGACCTTGTGCGCGAAGTCGAAGGCGCCGAACTCGGTCTCGAGGATGCCCTGCCCGTGCATGTCGAGCCGGATGGTGAACCCTTCGCCGAACTCCGGGGCGTCGACCTCCGCAATGAACCGGTTGGCCATCACGGCGTCCCGTCACTCCACACCGGCGAGGACGACATGCTGATGGTGCCGCTATAGGTGACCATGTCGCCGGCCGGCGCGGTGATCGAGAACTGCGTAACCACGCCGTCGAACGCGCAGATCGGCAGGGTGGTCGGCGCGCCGACGCCGCCATTGTCGGCCCCGCTGAAATCGGCTTGGAAGGGGGCGGTCGCGCCGGACTCGAACATGCCGAGGATACCGTCGGGTGGCGCCTGCTCGGTGCTGTCGGGATCGAAATGCCCCTCAAAGGTCACGGTCGCGGTCTTATAGCCGGCCTTGTATTCCCGATAGCCGGACGTCGACATCAGGTGGGTGGCGTCGATCTGGTCGGCCGACTGCTCAAGCGAGAAGTTGGTGGTGTTGCCGATGTGGGTATAGACGACAGGGCCGGTGCCGGCGCCGAGCTTGAGCTGGGCGCCAATGCTGGTGAAGCCGGTTGTTGCGGGCATGGCAGGTTTTCCTTTCTGTTAAAAATCAGCGCCAGCGGATGGCGAACGACATGACGCGGCGGGCGGTTGACTGGTCGTCGGCGAGTTCCTGGAAGTCGATCGGCTCCTTGGAAAATGACGCCTTGATCGCCCCCGACGTGAACAGCAGATCGCGCAGTGCGAGCTTGACCGTCTCGCCGAGGTCGAGCGCCGCCGATCCCTTGGCCGCAAGGCAGTGGATCTGCACCGACGATTCCGGATATTGCGACGAGCCGGCCAGCAGCATCGCCTCGTCCTCGGCCGACAGCGCGACGGCGATGGCCGGCAGCGCCGTTCCCTGCGGCACCGGCGACACATAGATGCGCGTCGAGGTGATGGCCGTGACGCTGGACTGCGCCGACAGCGCCTTGATGGCGAGCGAGACCGCGGTGATCATTCGACCAGCCTCGCCTGCACCTTGAGATACTGGCGCCGGCCCAGCTCTCGCGGCCTGCCGATGATTTCGTAGATATTGCTTTCGTAGACGATGCGGTCCTCGGCCAGCACGTCGGTGCGGTGCCGGATGGTGAAGTAGGCGCCGAAGTCGGCGAACTCGCGCGCTGATGCTTCGCTCTCGGTCGAGCGGTGGAACTCGAGCATCGCCCAGACCTCGTCATAGGTCGCCCAGCTGCTGATCGGCTCGTTGTAGTCGTTGCTGCCCGACGGCGTGTTGTGCTGCAGCTCGATGCGACGATCGAGTTCGCCGATCGAGGGCAGGCCTTCAGGCATCAGCGCGTGACTTTCTTGTTCAACTTGGCCGCCCGCTTTTCCATCTCGAGACCGATCCTGGCGCCGAAGCGCTTCACCACCTCGTCGCGCGTCGAGTAATAGGCCGGCGTGAGGAACGGCTTCGGCGCCGAGCCGGGCCATTCGATGCCGCCGGCCCGTGTCTTCGCGACGGTGCCGAACTCCACCAGGTGCGCGTATTTGACGGGCTTGCGGTCGCCCCTTTGGAAATCGGCGGCCGGGCCGACGCGGTGGCGCGGATTGACCTTTGAGGATTTCGGCAGTCGCTTGATGGTCAGCGAAGCGGCAAGCGCGCCGGTGCTCTCCTCGAACTGCTGCGCCCGCACATTGCGCCGGGCAGCTGCGAGCGTCGGCTGCAAGGCATAGCGGGACGTCGCATTGAGCGGCACGGCTACCTGCTTCGCCAGCGCACGCAGCGCCGCCGACGTCTCACGGCTTCCGCGCACCTTTGCGGTGACCTGCATGACTGCTCACAATTTTTGGGAATGCGCCATTAAGCGCGCGGACGTGTGCATGTGTCAATACCACATCGCTGCCAGGGCAGTGAGGTGGATCTTGAGCAGGTCATTGGCCATGTCGCGCTCGCGGCGCGTCCGGTAGAGGTCGCGGATGTGGTAGCCGTCGCCGCAGACTTTTCCCACCAGCGCATAGCCGTGCTCGCCGAGCAGGATGCGGCAATGCCGGAGATCCTGCGCAGCGGTGAGGCTACGCTCGGAGAACGGCGACTGCCGCTTTCCATTGTCGACGCGCTCGCCGAAGCTGGTGGCATTTGTCCGGACGCGATGCACGGTTTCCCATGACCGGCAGAACCGTTCCGCCGCCGCTTTCTGTTCGGGTTCCAGCGCCAGCGTCTTCACGCTCCACTCGCGCAGGCTGACGACCGCCGCAGTCCTGCTCACGCCGCCCATGACGTGCCACCCCAGGTTTTCACCGGCTTTTGCACCCAGGCGGATCCGGTCCACACCTTCGCCGGTTTTTGCACCCACGACGTCCCGTTCCACACGCCGACCGTGCCGCCGACTGCGGTGACGGTGACGTCGCCGACCGAGGCCGTCAGTTCCTGTCCTGTGAGACTGACCGAGACGCTGCCGCCGGCCGTTACGGAAACGCCGTTCACCAGTGCGGCCACTTCCTGGCCGGTGACCGGAACGCTGACGTTCTGGATGGCCGTCACGGTCACAGAGCCGGCCGTACAAGCGATCTCTTGTCCGGTGAGGGTCGCAGTGGCCTTTCCGACGACAGTGGCCGTACCGACCGCCGCTGTGGCTTGCAGGCCGGTTACAGAGGCCGTCGCCTTGCCGGTGACGGTCGCGGTGCCGACGGAAGCTGTGACCGCCTGGCCGGTAAGCGTGGCTGTGGCTTTGCCAGTGACGGTCGCCGTTCCAACCGCGGTGGTGAGCTGCTGCCCGGCGAGCGTGGCCGATACGTTCTGGATCGCCGTGACGCTGACGCTGCCGACCGAGACCGCGACTTCCTGGCCGGTGACCGAAGCGCTGACGCCGGCGGCCAGGGAAACCGTGACGGTGCCAACTGAGGCCGCCAGCTCCTGGCCGGTGACGTCGACGCGGGTCGGCAGGGATACGGTGGCAGTGCCGACGCTGGCCGTCAGTTCCTGGCCGGTGACGGCGGCAGAGACATTCTGGACTGCAGTGACGGTCGCCGTCCCAACGGATGCGGTGACGGATTGGCCGGTGACGCTGGCGCTGACGCCGCCACCCGCCGGCGTCTCACCCATCCAGGACGTGAAGCCGGACGGGACGGTCTGCGTGTACTCGGCCAGCTCGGTGCGGATAGTCAGGACTTCTCCGGTACTCAATCGCGCCCAAAGCGAATGATTAGCCGACGCAGCGAAGGAACAGTCTGCACCACCTACCCCGGTCGCCGGATTGGCAGAGCCGGTATTGTTCCAATTGCCGCCATTTTTGCGGAACCAGACCCGTTCCGCCCCCGCATCCCACGCGACACAAAGAACGTCGTTGGTGGTGCAGGCGGTGCTAGACAGAGTAGCGACAGTGCTGGAATTGACGATGATCTGGGTTCCCGTGACTTCAAAAGTCGCGGTTTCAATGTCAACGGCTTGAGATGTCGGCGATATGCCTATTCGATTGGCAGTCGTGCTGCCCCACAGCCATTCGGCATAATATTTCCCAGCCGTGCCATTTAGATTTGAAGTGGTCGAACGGATGCCTTGAAAGCTAGCGGCTGACGTTGCGGTCTTGTCACTGGCTGACAGCGTGATGTTCGCCGACTTATCGACGTTGCTCCATGCGTCTGCGGTCGGCGGCACATAAATCTTGAACGCGCCGGCGATGATGACGTGGCCCGCGCTGACGCTAGCCGTGGCGCTCAGGTTGCCGGTCGCGCCGGTTCCCGTCCTGACCGCATCGAAGATGCCCAGCGAAGTATCCGCGCCGGTCGTCGTGACGTTATCGCTCCGCTCGATCCACGCCGTGGTCGAGGGCGCGCTGCTGGTGTTGGTCGCGCCGGATGCCGTCAGCGGCGTCGTTGCGTTGGTGAACGCGCTCCACGCGGCTTCCTGACCGCCGGCCGCCATGGCGACGATCAGGTCGTCGGCCTGCGTGGTGGTGAGGCCGGTGACGCTGACCGCCGTGCCGGCTGCCGCCGTGACGGCCGTCGCCACATCGAGCGGCGTGGTGGCTGCGCCGCCCCGATAGGCGACCATGCTGCCCAGCGCCACGCTGATGCCGGCCGGAATAATGAAGGTCAGGTCCGGCGTTCCGGCCCGCACCTGATAGAGCATCGTGCCGGAAGCAATGGCTGATCCGGTCGTCAGCGTGTTGTTGTTGTTCTGCGAGCCGACCGCCGTCCAGCCGGTGTTGGTGATCGCAGTCGTCGCGGTGCTGCGCGAGGCAAAGCAGGCGATCAGCAAATCGCCATCGGCAACGCCTGCCGGCTCGGTCAGCGTGATCGCCGTGGTAGTAACGGCGGCGGCATTCGTGACGCCGACGAAGGACCAGGCCATCGACGTCTCCTAACTAGAGGTCACGCGATGCGGATGATCGCGCTGGTCGAGTTGGCAGCCGGGAAAACCACGGTAAAATCCCCGGCACTGCTTGTCTTGTCCGCGCCGAAATCCAGCACCACGACCGCAGCATCGGCCACCGGCGTGGTGGCGCTATCGTTGTAGATCACCGCGCCCCTGGCCGTGAACGTGCTGGCCGCCCACACCTCATCGTCGAAATCCATCCACGCCACCGTGGTGGTGAGCGACGGCATCGAGGCGGGCTTGTCGAGCGTGTTGCCGGCCGTCGTGTAGGCGGTGCCGGACGACGACACCTCGCCGCTCGTCGTATAGGCGGTGAGCGTGGCGTCCATGCCGGTCGCGGCATTGGTGTGCAGCGACATCTTGAAGGTGTTGCCGGCCGAGGTCGAGAAATTGTGCCGGCCCGCAAGCAGGTCCTGCTTGAAGCTCGAGCAGACGAAGTTGGTGGTGAAGGCCATGTCTATCTCCTGTGAAGTTCGTAGATCAGCTGGGCTGCCTCGTGCATCCCCGCCTTTCTCAGTTGCGCCAGGATGGTGGTGTGGTTGGACAGGATCGCGCGGCGCACGCCCTTGAGCACAACCTCGCGCATGGCGTCCTGGTAGGCCAGCGCCTGCAGCTTGATCTCGGGCGGTGCATTTTCCGAGACATGGATCAGCTTGGCCGAGATCCTTTCGGCATAGAACTCCGGCGGATGGCCGCCATCGACGGTCGTGGCCACCGTGACGGCGCCGACAGCGATGTCGAATTTCTGGCTGATGGTCATGTCGTGTCGATCCAGACGTCGCCGACGGCGGGCGAGGAAGGCGCCGTCGAGCCGATGGTGATATGGCCACCGGTGACCTCGTCCTGGCCGCCGAGGCCGAATGCCGCCAGCATGACGCGGCCCGCCGTGACAGTGCCGCCGCCGCTCTCCCAGGTAATGGGTATCGATGTGTAGGTTGCGAAGTCGGTAATGGCCGCCGACACCTCGTAATACTGGTAATTGTTGGCGTTGGTCTTGTCCTGCAGCAGCAGCGTGTTGCCCGGCCGGATCATCCTGAGCGCGTTGGCCACATCGACGTTCATGGCGTTGGTGTGGTGAACGTACATCACCGTTGCGGCCGTCTGGGTGGCGTTGTTCAGGCGCAGATTGTTGGTGGATGGCGGCGGCGTGAATGCCGATGCGTTGTAGTTGTATTCGGTCGGCGAGATGCCGCCGATGCCTGGGATCTCGACCCAGTCGCCATCCTGGCGCGCATAGATCGCGCCGTCGACCGGTGCATCATCCGGAATGCCATCGGCGCCCGCCGGCCCGGTCGCGCCCGTCATGCCGGGCGGCCCCATGTCGCCGGTGGCCCCGGTGGCGCCCGTATCGCCCTGCGGTCCTTGGACGCCCTGCGGTCCTTCCGGCCCGGTCGGTCCAGCTGGCCCCGTCGGTCCTGGTTCACCCTGCGGCCCTGCCGGTCCCGGCGTGCCATCGCCGGCGCCGCCCGAGCTACCGCCACCACCGCCGCCGCCGCCCTTGCCAGGCTCGAAGGCTTCCCACTCGCCGTTGCGGCGGGCGTGCAGGGCGCCGTCCTTCGGCGCGTCGGGAACCAACGGCTTGCCGCGTACCTTCAGCTTGCCGCCGGACTCGTCGAACAGCAGGTCCTCGGTGCCGGCCAGCGTGCGGCTCGATGTCCAGAACGCCACCTGGTCAGCCTGGCCGTTGCCGGATATGTCGCGTCGCTTCAGCTTCTGGTGCGGCATGAGGGGCGGTGGTGGTACGCGCGCGTCCATCTAAGCCCTCGGAACCCAAAGCCCGCCCATCATGTCGTTCATCCAGTACGGCACCTGGTCGACCGTTTCCGTGGTGACCGTCTCGCGGTGCTCGTACATCGTCGCGGCGATGCGCAGGATGCTGCCGCGCATGGCCGGGTTCATATCGGTCAATGCCGCATAGCCGGCGGTCAGGCTGAAGGTGACGCCGGCCGGGAACACATCGCCATCGGCGCGCACCAGCCATGCCGGCTCGGTCAGGCTGGCGGTCTCGAGCAGGTAGTCGGCCGAGACATCGCCGCCGGCGTCGGCCGCGGTGAAAGCGCTGACCGGCTGCACCGGGCATGCATAGGTGGACGCGCCGCCATCCGGGATGAAGTCGACCTCGGCCGCGAACACCTGCAGTTGCCAGAATTTCTCGGCATAGGCGATCGCCCACGCCAGGTATTCCGTGATGGTCGCGTCGTCCTCGTCGACGTCGACGCGCAGATGGCTCTTGGTCATGGCGAGCATGGCTTCCGGCAGCGTCGTATAGTCGACCGAGGTGAAGGTGTGGCTCATCCGCGTTCCTCGTCATAGCGCTCGAACATGCTGCGCAGGTCGAGGGTCATCGCCTTGCCGTCGGTGGTCTCCAGCACCAGCGCATAGCCCTTCGTGACGGCGCGCTGGATCCCGACGCCGGGCTTCCCCTTCTTGCCCTGTGCGCCGAGCATCCAGCCGTCCCCCGGCAACGGTCCCGGATTGTCATATTTGGCGATCCACTCCGAGCCGTTGCACGCGACGCGGTCGTGCTTGCCGTAGACCTCGCCGGCGTCATACTGGCCGCGCGCCTCGCCGGTGATGCCATCGGCACCGTCGCGGCCGGGCACGCCTTCGGGTCCGGGCGGCCCTTCCGTGATGCTGGCCAGCCGCTCCTCGAGTTCGGCCGACAGCCGCTCGAAGCGCCTGGTGGCCGCGAACAGTTTCTCGTCAAGCTCGAGCCGGTCCTCGCGCACCTTTTCCAGCACGGCCAGGGTCAGCTCGTCGGTGAGTTCCGGCACGGCGCCGGCCTCGCCGGGATCGCCCTTTTCGCCGCGCTCGCCAGGCGCGCCATTCTCGCCGGCACTTCCATCCGCCCCGCGCTCGCCGCGCTCGCCGCGCTCGCCAGGATCGCCCCTGTCGCCTTTTTCCCCGCGCTCGCCAGGCAGCCCCGGTTCGCCATCCTTGCCGGCCGGTCCCGGCTCGCCGTTCCTGATCTCCTGGATCCGCTCGCGCCATTCCTTCAGCAGTCCCTCGGCCTGCAGCTGCAGGCGTAGATGCAGCTCGGTCTTTTCCCGTCGCGCCTCGTCGATAAGCATGTCGACCATGGTGCGGCTACGCATGCGTTCCGCCTGATAGGCGGCGGCAACGCCATCGACGATCTGCTCAAGCTGCCTGTTGCTCATCGCTCAACTTCCGCAATGTCAGCGCCGTCCAGTCGCGCGCTTCGTCGTCTTCCCCGTCCGCACCTGCTGT